GGGAGACAGGAAGGATTCCAGTATCTGATGCGCCAGTGTGAGCAGCCAAAACAGAAGTAACTTTAGTTTTAGAAGTGGCTGTATAAATTACAGTTGCTGAGCCTGGAGCGGTGTCGGTTACTAAAAAGTTAATGCTTTTAGCAGTTCCCGCAGATGCTACTGCGTCAACTGGATATGCGTACCCTGGCATCTATTCTCCTAAGCTGTCTGGTCTAAGCCTTGTAGGTAAAAGGCAACACCAGAAGGTCCTGCAACCTTCACAACATCTGTCGGGTTCAACCCAAACCTAAATGTTTCATAACTATTATACGCAGGCACAGTTAAATTGTATGCTATTAAACCGTATCCAGGTTCCGAAGCCCCTGATGGAACCACATATACATAAATGTTTACATCTGCAGCGGTTGTATTTGTTGCAATTACAGATACTAAATAATAATCTGTAGAAGTAAATAGGGTGGTTCCTGTGCCATAAGCAACCGTCGAAGAAAGACGATTTACCGCTAAGCGTTCAATTCCTGCCATTTATACTCCTAACCACCAAGATGTTCCGATGCTTCCTGCACTAGATGAGCCCGCAGGTCCTGTAGCACCTGTTGCTCCAACAGCTCCTGTAGGTCCAGTTACACCTTGTGGACCAGTTGGTCCAATTGGTGCCGCACCAGTCTCAACCCAGTATCCATCATAAAAGATAAATATTCCGCCTGTATTAGGGTCAAACCAAGCGTCACCTGCTGATGCACCTACTGGTGGAAGTGCACTTGAGTAAGTCCACGCTCCTGTAGGTCCTGTACTACCAGTTGGTCCTAATAAACCTTGCGTACCAGTTGGGCCAGTTGGACCTGTTGGTCCTGTAGCACCTTGCGGTCCAGTTGGTCCGACTACTGGTGTGCGGATTACATCCCAAGTAGTTCCATTCCACTCCCAAGTAGTATTACCAGAAGTAAACTGTTGATTGAGTGTAGGTGAATTAGGAAAATCTATAGCTGTCATGTTTACGCCATCTGCGATACGAAACTAGCGCCAGACCCGCCGGTACCACCAGGTCCAGCAGCTGTCCCTGGAATATCATAGACACCGCCACCAAGATATATGTTTCCAGAGTTAGAGTAAGAACCTTTATGCAAAAGTATAGCTATGCCACCACCAGAGGCTCCACCATTTCCATAGTTGCCGCCACCTGTTCTATTACTATTATAGTTAGTGTTATTTGTGCCCCTAACATCAATAACTCCACTAGAGCCTATTGTTAAGTTACCCCCAACAATTAGCCAAATAACCCCTCCTGTACCAGAGTTAGCTCTTTGAACAGTTTGGTTATAACCACCTTGTGAAGAACTTCCATACTGGTCCCAACCTCCAGGATTTCCAACTCCTCCAGTAACCATATGTACCCCACCGCAGTGACCGTTACCACCTTCACCGCCTTCACCGCCGTTATCATCTCCTTGAGATGGAACAGACCCAGTTACACCAGTTCCACTCATTTTTCCACCGCCACCAGTTCCTCCAGAAAACGCTGTTCCGTTACCACCTCTACCAGAAGCTAAACCAGAAGTGCTACCTCCACAAGAGTTAGTATCATAATAAATTCCACCAGCTCCCCCACCACCAGTGGTGATAGATACCGTGTCTGTTCCAGAGGCAGAGCCTGAAGAACCAGTTGAACCGGTTACTTGACAACCACTAGAACTACAACCAACTGAAGCTCCACCGTTAGCCCCTCGTTTTGGTATTTGAATAATTCTTTTTCCGCTTCCACCTAATTGATTTGCAACAGCAGCGGTAATTGCTGTACCACAGTTACCAAAATCTGCTGCGGCAAGGGACCCACTATAACTTCCTGTGGCTGGAACAAATGGGTACCGTATACCGTTTGCGTTTAAAAAAGTGTCGGGATTTGCTGCAGCACCTTTAGCAGCCATTGAAATAGTTCCGTTTATAGTACAGTTTCCAGAAACATAGATAAAAAGCCCTTTACAAGGTTGGTCTGTGGTAAGTGTTTGTCCAGCGTCTATAGTAAGACTAGAATAGTTTTTAACTACGTAATCTCCATCATAAGAACCGTTTTTATTAGGAACTACTAAGGTGGTATTAGAAGATATGGTTACCGCACCGTCTGAACCATTACCAAAATAGTTTAGTAGGCCTTGTTGATGTAAAGTAGTTCCCTGTACGCCAAACGTACCTCTAGTAGAGTTTAAAAATGGCATTGACTAACTCCTTAGAAATTTAGATTACTACTTGCAAGCACAATCCAAGAACTTCCAGTTCTTACTAGTGTAAAGTTAAATATGTCAAGTTTACCTGCAGTTGAAGTTGGAGTTGGAGCTGACCCACCAGGCCATTTTATGGTTACAGAACTTCCGTTTATTGTCATAGAGTTTGGCACATAGCCAACAGAACCTTGAGTAACTAGGACGTTAATAGTCATAATTTTATCGTTATCAACAGGTACGTTAGTTAATGTTACAGCAAAGTTAGCAGAAGGAGCTGTTCCTATGTAATAAACGTTTCCTGCTGACCAATCTGCTGCAATAGCATTTGATGTAACAGTTACAGGAACCAAAGTTTCCCGCATTTCTTGAATATCTACAGTTCCGCTTAAAGACACAGACCCAGAGGCTGTTAAACCAGCAACTCTAAGGTCAGCATAAGCAAGACCTGCTTCTGAGAAGTTTACAGTTGTAGCTGGCTTAGTTGTAGCATCTTTAAATATCTTAAAGATGCCATCAGATGCATCACGAACTGCGCCGCCAAAAAATCTACGAGCAGATACTGAAGAACTTCCAGAAGCTGCTGCTGAAGATACGTTTGAAGCTGTCTTAGCATAAGTAAATGTAGTAGATGTAGGTACTGCGGTAATTGCATAAGTACCGTTAAATGTTGCGTCAACGCCGCTTATTACAACTACGTCACCTTCACGATAGTTATGTCCTGCAGAGGTAGTCAAAGTAGCTACATTTGAGGTAAGCGCCTTATTAGTAATAGTACTTACTAGAGCAGCAATAGTGCTTGCGTACTCTACGACAAGGCCTTCATCAACTGTGTCAGATTGGTTACCTGTACCAGAGAAAATCATAGGAGCAACAACAGCTAGGTTATCTGTAGTAGTTGCGCCACCACCAAATGTGAGGTTACCTACGATAGCCATGTTACCTTGAACGTTCATATCTCCCTGTACACCTACGCCACCAACTACAGTTAAAGCACCTGTAGTAGAGCTAGTTGATGGGGTTGGGATTTCAATATGTACGTTTAAATCTGGAGTAATACTCATTTGAGTATTATCAGAAGACAAACCACCAGCGGCAAAAATAATCTTGTTTTCAGTTCCTTTATCGCCTGTAGCAAAAACTAAGTTACCTGGACCTGTGGTTCCAACAGGGGCCTCTAAGAAAATATATCCATCGTTAGCTCCAGTGATAGTAAACTCTGGGTCAGAAAAGTTTGAGCTAGTAATACCCATATCGATGTAGCCAGCAAAGTCTGTTCCGTTATTAGCGTACGCAATAAAGTCTGTTGAAGAGTTTGCACCATTGCCAGAGTTTCTAAAAGCAATTTGAGCAAAATCATCATCTGCATCGATTGCGTAAACAGCAGCTGCATTTGTGTAACCCGTTAACGCAGACACTGAACCAGCAGTTGCTTGTGACGCTACGTTAGATGCTGTTTTAGCATAAGTAAAAGTAGTAGTTGTAGGAGTTGAAACAATTTCGTAAGTTCCATCAAAACTTGCATCTGCTGGGTTTAATGCAACTGTTACAAATTGAAAAGGAGCAAATCCATGAGCAGCAGAAGTTGTGATGGTTGCTACGTTACCCGTTAAAGATTTAGTTTGAGCGGTTTTTACTGAAGAACCTAAAGATGTAGCGTCTGTTCTTGCTCCAGAACCTACGTAAAGTTCGCCAGAAGTTGTGCCAACATCAAGGTCTCCAGTTATTCCAAGAGTTGTAAGTTCATTCGACCAAGAAGCTACAGTTCCGTTTGTTTTTAGCAATTTTCCATTATGTGTGCTTTGACTTGGAACTTGACTAATAGATTCAAAAGAAAAACCAGTTCCATCTGTTTTAACAAATTGACCAGCAGTTCCAGAGGTTGGGTCTATTAGACCAGCGACCATTAAAGCCCAATATGAAGTGTTTGTTACTAAAGAACCCGTGCTAGCTGCTGTGTTTGTATAAACATACAGGTTGTTATTAGCTTTTACTACGTCGTTAAGTTGGTATTCAGTAGCGCCGCTATAAGCGCCTTTGTAGGCAAAGCGTAGCTTTCCTAGATTAAAAATTTGGGCAGCCACTAGTTAACCTCCATGATGAGCTGGTCTGTGTATGTAGTATCCCACGAAAAAGAGAATTCGTAAGGGGTTAGAGCAGTTGTATAATAAGTATCGTCGTATCTAGCGTATACCGTTCCATCGTCGTTTAATTGAGGAACAGTGATTTGAGCTGAAGTATCTCCCCATAAATACTCTTCAATAGTCAAAGTATCAGTTGCTGGGTCATATTTAAACCCATAGAAATTTTGTTTTGACTTTGCAGAGCTACCAGATAGAGATAAGAATCCAGCCATTAGGGTGTAATCTCCGTTCCAAATACGCTTACGCTAAGGTTGTTGTTTCCACCGTTTATCGTTATTACATCTGCTGCGTCTATGGTTATTCCGAAAGAAAGAACAGTAGTGTCATTTCTATCAATCGGGACGTCATAGGCGACGTAGTGCTTGTTTTCTATAGAAGCACCGTTAGGACGTACAGCTAGCTTAAACGTGGTGTTTTCAGTCCCACGGTTAGCAATCACAATGCTGCTGATTACAGCTTGAGTACTTGAGGGTACGGTATAAGCATTTGTGTCAACGCTAGCCGTAGATACGACTTGCCCAAGAACTTTATATGTTGTGGCCACTGTGTTCCTTTCTTGTTAAGTTTACTAAATTGTTCCGAATAAAAATGGATGTAGCTGTGCATCTGCTGCTGGTCCAGTTGGACCTGTTGCACCTGCAGGACCTGTAGGTCCAGTTACTCCAGGGTTACCTTGTGGTCCTGTTGGACCTGTGACTGAAGGACCTGTTGGTCCAGTTGGTCCAGGAACATTAGATGCAGCACCAGTCGGACCTGTTGGTCCAGTAACTGATGGACCTGCTGGTCCTGTAGGACCTTGAAGTGTAGAAGCAGGACCAGTTGGTCCAGTTGCTCCTGTTGGGCCAGTAACACCAGCAGGACCTGTTGGTCCTTCTACTGTGCTGGCCGCACCTGTTGGTCCTGTTGGACCTACTGAACCAGTTGGTCCAATATCAGAGTTTGCCCACTCAACCCAATAAGAATCGTAGTAAACATAATTACGTGCGTTGTTTGAATTAAACCAGACATCACCTGCATTAGGAGAAGCAGGTGCAGTAATTCCTACATAAAAAATACCTTGTGGTCCAAGTGCACCAGTTGGTCCCGTCGGACCAGTAGAACCAGTTGGTCCAGTTACACCAGCAGGACCTGTTGGTCCAGTTTCTCCTTGCGCTGCTGCAGTTCCAGGAATACCTTGCGGACCTGTCGCACCAGTTGGTCCAGTAGGACCAAGTAAACCTTGAGCACCTGTTGGACCAGTTGGTCCAGGTACTGTGCTTTCTGCACCTGTTGGTCCAGTAGCACCAGTTGGTCCGGTTGCACCTGCGGGACCTGTAGGTCCCTCTACTGTGCTAGCAGCACCTGTTGGACCAGTCGGTCCAGTAGCACCAGTTAATCCTGTAGCTCCTGTGGCACCAGTTGGTCCAGTAGCTCCCACATTTCCTTGAGTTCCAGTCGGTCCAGTAGGTCCTTGTAATCCTGTGTTTCCTGTAGGACCTTGTGGTCCAGTAACTGTACTTGCCGCACCTGTTGCTCCTGTCGGTCCTTGTATACCTTGTGGACCTGTTGGTCCTTGAATGTTTCCAACATTTTCCCAAACGTCATTTGCTTGGTCCCATACATAAAGATTTCCATTTACAAGATAACCATCCCCTGGATTACCAGTTGGTTGTGCAGCATTAAGAGCTGCTTCACTTGAATAAGAACCTAATATATTTACGCCAACACCAGCAGGACCTGTAGGTCCAGTGACACCTGCAGTACCTGAAGCACCAGTTGGTCCTGTTGCACCAACAGGGCCCAGTGGTCCTGTTACACCTTGCGGTCCTGTAGGACCTGTTACACCTTGCGGACCTGTGGCTCCTGTAGGGCCTGTAGCGCCAACAGGGCCTGCAACAGAAGATGCGCTACCTGCAGGACCTGTTGGTCCCGTAGCGCCTGTAGGACCTTGTGAGCCTGTTGTACCAGTAGAAACAGTTACTTGAACAGGAGCTTGTGGCGTGACAATAATTTCATCAGGCATCAGTCAGTAACTTCTCTTTCGCAGAATATTTGTCCGCGAATATATGTCTGTTCAAAGGTTGAATCACTTAAAGATGTGGCTTGTAAATCCCAGAACGCTCTAACAGGGATAACTTGAGTCTGTGCACTTGTTAAAGCAAGTCTTAGTTTCTTAGTTGGAGCGTCTTCAACTGTGATTGTAAATGTGGCCCACAGTGATGGAGAGCTAGGATATGTTCTAATTTGGGCTTTAAATACTAAATCATTAAAATTAGTGCTGTCTGGAAAATCAAATATTCCATACCAAGAGTCGCCCTGCTGAAGGATAATGTCATAAATTCCAGCTGTGCTTGGAAGAGGCGTTCTTCCAGTCATATCATTTGGAAGGTATACACGCTCTGGACGACGTGAGTCATCGATTTCTTGAGGCATGAATATCGGAACAAGCTTGTTAGTAGTTCTGCTTACTCGACGTAGAGTAGCAACCTCAATGCGATGAATTCCTATATTTAGAGCAGCGCATAGCATTTTGTATTGTTCCATGCGTTGTTGTATAAGATTTGTAAGCTGGTGGTATCTCTCAGAACGCGGGATGGTCACGCCGTCTGGTGCGAAGATGTTGATGTCAAAGGCAGCGTCTGTGGCCAATGTGTATAGGCCTTCTATCGATGACAAGATGGTTACTGGGTATACCTCAACCTCGGGAAGCATGCCAATAGTCATGGCTCTTCCATAGCTATCTGTTCTATTAAAAGTGTGTTGAGTTACTGCAGTATTAACAAAGTAGGTAATTTCTGAATCTGAAAAGTATCTGAAGACGCTTCCTGTCACAGTAATAACTGCGTTATTAGCAGGAGCTGTTACGAAGTGAATAACTCCGTGTTGAGCCTCAATAGTAAAATGAGTTGGGTTAGCTCTAGCGACACCGTTTACGGTCACTAATAGTGTTGATGTATCAACGGGCTTGACGCCAAGAACAAAATCTACGGTACTTCCGTCACCTGTGAAAGTCTTCGTGAATTGTTTGGGTTGGTCACCAAGCTCCATACGGACCTTAGATACTAGGTCTGCAAGAGTTGCCACATTTACTCCTTATTCACGCATAACAGGCTACTCTAATGGTGCCGTGTAGCAGGTTTAAAAACTGGTTAAACGAAACAGCGGGCTACAAATAGCGCCCGCTGCCCCGCCTAATCGTGCGTTTAGAGAATCTGAGCCACGTATCCTTTTTCCTGAAGGTGAGCTGCAACGTCTTTAGTAACAGAATATTTGTTACCAACTTTGAACGTATAGCTAGTTCCTGCACCTAAAGTCATGTTTTCAATGTCATCTGTAACACGGATAACTACTGTGTCGTTTCCAACTGCTCCAGTTGTTTTAACTTCATCAACTACGATAGTGGTTAGACGGTTTGGCTTTGTTGCGTCGATGATTTCGTTCTCTGCTTTGAACTGCGCTTCCGCAGTAGCTAGAGACATTTCACCTGCACGCTTTGATTGCTCTTCAGCAAATTCTTTAGCAAGGGCTTCTCGCTGGCGTCCTGTGTAATCAGTCGCCTTCGGTCTATTATTAGCCACGTTATATCCTCCGATTTAGTATCTGTTGTTTTTGGTTAGGGGCGGGTTTTTAGGCCCGCCCCCGAACTTTTTAAATTAGTTGGTTTCTGCAATAACTACAGCCTGGTCAGTAATTAGACCAAGACCGAAGATTGAGTACCAAGCAAGTGCATGCTCACGACCGAAGTCAAGGATACCGCCATCGCGGAGCTCAACTGGTAGAGAGATTGCGTGACCGAATGCGTTATCTCCAATGAAGATAGAGTCATAGCGGTCTGAACCACCGTTACCGGTAAATTCAGCTGGTGAAATATATCCGCCGCCTGCTGTAACTGTTGGAGTTGTAGCAGTATCGGCTGAGTAAGAAGTACCAGCACCACCAGCGACCTTGCGGACCTGAGTGGTTTCGATGAATACGCAGTCGTATAGACGTCCGATTTCACCAAGCATGAAGTTTCCAGGAGCGGCGTACTTCGTTACTTCGATGAACTCAGGAACGTCACGTAGACGACGTGATTGGTGAGGGTGAACGAATGCCACATAGGTCTCACCTAAGCGTGGAATGTTCTTTGTTGACAAGGTCTCAACTGCATCCTTGACTACGTGAGGAGTCATGTTGAATGCACCG